CCGATGATTGGACCGAGTGGGCGGTATATCATCCAGCAGCCCCATACCACGGAGCCCATGCCACCGAAGAACAAGATCTTTTCGAGGACTGCCGGTGTTTCCTTCCGGCACGCTGCAACGAACTGATTGCCCAAACCTCGCGCGGCGGCGGCCACTCGCCCGAGCCGATCCACTAGTGCCCCCAACCGTTGGTCGTGTAGACTCGCACCTGGCGTACCTGCTGCGGCCCGGACTGCTGGGCGAGGTCGTTCAAGATCAGATTCCGGAGCTTCAAGTAGTCATCCACGGAATCGAATTCGAACTCGCGATCCTGAAAGCGGACTCGCCTCGCCCCCTGCTTGCGCGCCGCGTCGAGAGCATCGAGGTCGGTCTGAGTGAATGCCATTAGAGATCCATCCTGAAGCGCACGCGGTTACGCGCGGCTTGCCTGCCATCCCCGCTCTGCGTTTGCTGCGGTGCTTGTTTGACTTCGTTCACCGGAGGCCTGCCCACCCGCCGCTCGAGGTCGGTCCAGTGCTTCTCCTGGAAACGGTCGATACCGACCCGTCCAGCGGCAGCGCGTGCATACACCCGGCAATCGAGCGCCTCGTTGCGCTCGCGCATCTTCTGCCACTCGTGCCGGCGATACCCCTTGACGATCTTCGTCACCAACTGCTCGGCTGTGATCTGTTTGAAGTACTCTTCGCTGTAGCGCGGGAAGTGGCAATACCCCGGTGGGAACGGAATCCCTTTCACCACGTCCTCGTCCGTCGGGCGATCTTGGCGCAGCCACCGGTACAACTCTTCCTTGGCCATACCGGAATTGACCGGCCACACTCGCACGCCGCGCTTCAGTTTGGCGCCCGCTGGCCCAACCTCCACCGGCGCGGCCGATCCGATGAGCGCGGGTGTTCGCGAATCGCCCTTGATGACCAGCACCCGCCCGCCCTGGCGTCGCGCCCACTGGTACACCTCGATAGCGGCGAAGCCCGAGTCTACGGCGAGTTGCAGGATCTGTAATTCCAGGCCGGACTCGGTGGAGAACGATTCGTTCAGCAGTCCGGTAAGTTTCTCCCAGACCTGTGACCGCGAGGTGTCGCCCTCGAACACCCGATAATCGACCGACCACGACTCCTTGCCACGGCCCCACGCTGTGATTTCAACCTCGATGCGGTCCTTCTGGACATCCGCACCAGCCGTAAGGAACAACCCGCCAGGCGGCACGGTTCCAACTTTGTACGACTCCCGGCGGTCATAAAGCTTTTGCCACTCCGGTGCTTCTCCTAACAGCGTCCACGTCTCGCCCAGCACGGTGTTGACGAAGACCTGAAGCAGCGCGGAATTCTTCTGCGCCTGCTCAAACTGCTTGGCTGCGTCCGACCACGCGAACCACCCGACCGGCGAGTAGAGACTGGAAAGGTGGAAGCCAGCCGTCTTGCCGTCGCCAACAGCGCTCCGACGCCACTCTCCGCACGCCAGCATTGACTGCTTCTGATGGTTGTGAATCTCCTGCCCGCAATGCTCGCAGACGTAAACCGCCTTTTCCGTTTCGCCCTTCGGCCAACGCAACTGAGCGAACTTAAGCGTCTGGAACGCGCGGCAGATCGGACACGGCACCCAGTAGAGCCGCTTGTCGCTTTCTTCGAATGCCGCCTCGATCCGGGACATCCCCGTGATCTTCGGCGTCGAGCACATGAAGATCTTGCGGCGCGCGAACGTCCTGGTACGCGCGGTGGCCAGGTTCACCGGATCGCCCTCGCCCTCCACATCGCCGGGATACCCGTCCACTTCGTCCAGGAACAAATACCGCGCCGCCATCGAGCGGAGGCCGACCGCGGAGTTCGCGCCGGTCATCACCAGCACACCGCCGGGAAACTCCTTTGACAGAACCGTGTTCCCGGAGTCGCGCGACCGCGGATCGCTGACCAGCGCGCGCAGCACTTCCGATTCCTCGATCAGCGGGTCGATGCGCTGTTTCGAGTTGCGCTTGGCCATCTCCACGGTAGGCTGGATCGCCATCATGGGGCCGGGCGCCTGGTGGATCACATAGCCGATCCAGTTGTTGCCGCACTCCGTGCCGCCGATCTGCGCACCTTTCATGAAGACCGTTCGCTCGACGGGCGACGACGGCGACAGGCAATCCATGATCTCGCGCAGGTACGGCGTCCGCTCCGTGCGCCATGGGCCTGACTCAGCCGATGCTCGCTGTGAGAGAGCGCGGTACTTGTCGGCCCATTGCGAGATCGTCAGCATAGGGTCCGGCCGCGCTCCAGCCGCCGCCGCTGCCGAGTAAATCTCTTCAGCCGTTGGAGTCAGCAAACTCATTCAGCGCCCTTCGGATCTCGGTCGCCAGGACTTCGTAGCACTTGGCTGCTTCGGTTTCAGCGGCCAGCATCGCCGCCACGCGATCCGGAATGTTCAGGATGTGATCGCGGAACTGCCGGAACTTGTTGAACGCGGCCACTTGAACTTCGTCTTTCGGGACGAGCTTGGCCACGCGCTCTTCGTACTCGATCTTGGCCAGACGCGCCTGGTAGTGTTCGCGCACGGCGCGGGCCTTGGTGTACTGGGAAGCGCCAAAGAGCGAAGCGTCATCATCCTCTTGCCCACGATTAACGACCGGTGGCGCGTGCCGCTTGGTGTTCTGCTCCCACTCGACATCCGCCTGTTCGGAGTCGATCTTCCCGTCTGGCTGCGTTGAGATGCGGCCCGTCTCGATAGCCTTCTGCACAGCGGACAGCGCGACTCCGCGATGGCGGGCATACGCCCGCTGGCTCATTGCTGGCATGCGTTTATTCCAGAAAAAAGCCCTTGCCTTCCGGGGCCACCGGAGTGATGAATCGTCATGCGCGGATCAACCGCCAAAAGGATAAACACCACCATGAAAAACGCAGAAGCTACCAACACCACCGAAACCGCCGCCGTTGCGGAACAGGGCGCGCAGGTCGCGCCGGAGAAGGCCGCCTCGAAGAAGGCTGCCAGCCAGAAGAAGGGTGCGCCCAAGGCCAACAAGGGCGCGAAGAAAGCCGCCAAGCAAGCCAAGGCCGCGCCGAAGAAGCAGGCTAAGGCGAAGGTTGCCAGCAAGAAGGCCGCCAAAGTGAAGGAGGCCAAAGTGCCGCGTGAGTTCTCGAAAAAGAACATCATCCTGGACCTCCTGCGCCGCCCCAAGGGTGCGACGATGGCCGAGATCGCCAAAGCCACCGACTGGCAGAACCACAGCATCCGGGGCTTCATCAGCGGAAACGTCACCAAGAAAATGGGCCTCACGGTCGAGTCCACCAAGAACGAGGCTGGCGAGAGGACGTACCGCGTCGCGAAGTAGAGCCCTTCCCACCTGCCCACCCAAAGCCGCCGCCGGGTTCAACGATCCGGCGGCGGTTCTGCTTCTGCTTCCAGAATCCTCAACTCGGCCGACCAGTCAGCCAACGCCATGCAAAGACCCTCAACGTCCGTATGGCCGGTGAGTAGCAACGCTTCGGCAGCCGCGATTTCGGCGCGGCACCGTTCGATCTCACGCTGCCACTGCGCTTCGCACTCCGGCGACCTCGCGGTAGCTTTTCCCGTCGGACTCAAGCTTCGCTTCTCGTCCCGCGAACGCCTGCCAGCGACGAACAATCACGTCGCAATACTTCGGCTCCAACTCGATCAGCCGCGCCTGCCGTCCCGACTTCTCGCACGCGATCATCGTCGTGCCCGATCCACCGAACGGATCGAGGATGGTGTCGCGGGTCTTGCTGCTGTTGCGAATCGCGCGCTCCACCAACTGCACCGGCTTCGTCGTCGGATGCTCCGGGCTCGCTGCGGGCCTCTTGATGAACCAGATATCGCCTTGGTCCCGCGCGCCGCACCAGAAGTGATCCGTGCCCTTGCGCCAGCCATACAGGATCGGTTCGTACTGCCGCTGGTAGTCCGACCGGCCCAGCGTGAAATGATGCTTCGCCCAGATCACGAATGTGGACCAGTAGCCGCCGGCTTCGGTGAACGCCTGGTGGAGAGTGTGCAACTCCGACGACGACATGCAGATGTAGATGGCGCCCTTCGTTACCGCCAGCACGTTCGCACACGCATCGCGCAGGAACTCGTAGAACTTGCCGCCCAACGTGTCGTTGCCAATCTTGAGCTTCTTGGCGGTCTTGCCTTCGTAATCGACGTTGTACGGCGGGTCCGTGAAAACCATATCAGCCAAGCCGCCGGAGAGAACCGTCTGCACCGCATCCATGCTGGTGGCATCGCCACACAGGAGCCGGTGCTCGCCCATCACCCAGACGTCCCCGAGCACGGTGATTGCATGCTCCTCCTCTTCAGGAATCGCGTCGTCGTCGGTCAGTCCAACATTGGACTCCTCCGGGTCGCGCAGGAGTTCCTCAACCTCTTCGTCCGTGAAACCGACCAAGTCGAGGTCGAAGCCGTCCTCCTCGAGCGACTCCAACTCCACGCGCAGCATCTCCTCGTCCCATCCGGCGCTGAGTGCCAGCCGGTTGTCAGCGAGCACCAGGGCGCGGCGCTGGGTTGGAGTCAAATGGTCAAGGACGATGACCGGGACCTCGGTCAGCTTCAGCTTCCTGGCCGCTGCCAGCCGCGCGTGGCCAGCGATGATCACACCGTCCGCGCCGACTAAGATCGGATTCGTCCAGCCGAACTCGATGATGCTGGCCGCCACCTGCGCCACCTGTTCGTCCGAATGGGTACGGGCGTTGCGGGCGTAGGGGATCAGTTTCTCAACTGGCCATTGCTGCACCTGGAGTTCGGTCTTCATAAGCTCAGGAAACCTTCCGGCGGCTCCCGTAGAACGGTGCCGGCCCATGGTGTTGAATGCGCCGGGCGTCTCGTGCGCGGGGATTGTCGACCTGCTCAAGTGGGACATCGCGTGCGGTGGCGACGTCGTTGAGCGCCTGGCCGGTGCCGAGTAGCACCGGAATCTCGCCGCTCAGGTTGGAGATCCGGCGCAGGATCACATCGCAGTAGGACGGACTGATCTCGCATCCCAATCCGATCCGCCCGAGTATTTCCGCGGCGGCCATCGTGGTCCCGCTTCCCAGGAACGGATCGAACACCAGGTCGCCGGTATCCGTGAACGCCTTGACGAAGAACTCTGCCAGACCGCGTGGGAAAGGAGCGGAGTGCGATCCCTGGTTGGATTCGGTCCTGGCCTCGATGACGTTGCTCGGGCGCGCGACGCCACGGAAGCGTCCATCATCGTCGGCCGCGCCCGATTTCTGGGCCGCAGCTCCGCGCGCTCCCGTGCCCAACAGTCCGCTGCCGGAAGTCGATTTGGGGTTGTTCGGCGAGTAGTCGAAGCAATCTTCCGAGACGTGCCCGACAGCTTTGGGCCGGAACTTGATTTCGGGCTGGCGACAGAAATGGTAGACAGGCTCCCAAGCGTTCTTGAAGCGATTGCCCCAGCCGCCCGGCACTCCGTTGTCCGTCTTGCGCCAGCAGAATTCATCGACGAAGCGCCATCCCCACAAGCGTCGATGCGCGAGGACAAGATCCATCACGTATAGATTCCGCTCGCCTTCGTCCGCGTGAGCTTTGATGTTGAGGAAGTACGAGCCGTCGGGCGCCAGAATCGTCTGGATGTTGGCAGCGACATCGCGGAACCAATCGCAGTACTCGTCTGGAGGCACCGGCTTGAAGCCGCTGGCGGAATCGTACTCACGCTGCGTGGCGTAGGGCGGCGAAGTAATCACCACGTTCGCGCGCTTCCCTTCGAGGACCTTCTCGATGACATCGAAATCGCGGCAGTCGCCGCAGATCAGCCGATGGTTGCCGATCAACCACACGTCACCAGGCTGGGTGATCGGCTGGCTGGGCGGTTCGGGAATCGGCTCCTCGTCTTCCGGCGCGGGTCCGTCACCGTCATTTGCCAGCAGAGCTTCCAACTCCTCGTCGGAGAATCCAACGAGCCGGAGGTCCAGGCCCTCGTGCTCCAGATCGGTGAGTTCCGCGGCCAGGATCTTTTCGTCCCACCCAGCGTTCTCCGAGAGCTTGTTATCGGCGATGATGTATGCGCGCCTCTGCGTCTCGCTGAGGTGGTCCAGCACAACGACCGGCACTTCCGGCAGACCCAACTTCCGCGCAGCCAGCAGCCGACCGTGGCCGGCGACGATCCCGGCGTTGCCGTCCACCAGGATTGGCGCGTTGAAGCCGAACTCGGCTATCGAAGCCGCGATCTGCGCAACTTGGGCGTCCGAATGCGTGCGCGCGTTCCGCGCGTATGGGACCAGGCGGCCCACCGGCCAGATTTCGATTCGCCGGGCCAGCGCGGGCGTGATGGAAACCGGTTCTTGGAGCACGGGAGTCACGGTTGGACTACTTCGTCTTGGGCGTCATTGGCCGCCCCTTCGCGCACAGTTGGCCCACGTTGCGCCCGGTCGCGGCGGGTTGGCCTGTCCTACCAGGCTGGCGGCGGGCCCGACGGGGCGCGCCGGGTGGGGTGACCACCGACCACCTAATTTTTCGGCTGACGCTAGCGAAGTTGCGCTACTCTTCAACGCGCCGCCGCCGCGCGCCCGGAAGTACCTATGGCTTTAACGGGCGGCTTGGGGTCCCGAACAACCGCGCCCCGAGCACGAGCGATGAACCGCCCACCGACCTGGCGTCTGGCTTTCATCCGATGCGGCACTCCGCTACCACCTGCAGGAAGACGCCGCGCGTGATCACGGGCACGCCATCCTCGTCGCGCCGGTCCAATCGCCGAAGGCTCCAGCAGCGGCCCGTTTGGATGTTCTCCAGGAAGCTATACCGAGTGCCACCGCGCGCCTGTGTCTCAACGGGGTTGCCGCCGTCCTCCTGGAGTAGCCAGATCGCCTTCAAGTGGCCCTTCCGGCCGTAGGCGGGTTTCACATAGCCACTTGCGATGAGTCGCTCTGCTGCCTCGATGGTGCGGAAGCCCAGCGAGGTCCCGTCTGCTGCGTAGATCGGGATCTGTTCGCGCTTTGAAGACACTTTGGTTGTTTGGAGCGAAGG